GTGCCCTCGCCCCGGAGGGGCGTCCTGTTTGTAGAAAATATTTCAGCATGAGACTCAGGCTCCGGAGGAGCCGCCTGTTTAAACTTTTGGATGAAATCTGACCGGGAGGAAAAGGCCCAAGTTTCAAGCTTGCAACTTTTTTCAGGAGGAAAAGGCCCAAGTTTCAAGCTTACAACTTGTAACTTGAGTCTTTTTTCAGGAGGAAAAGGCCCAAGTTTCAACATTCAAGTTTCAAGAGACAAGTGGTGCTGGTTGAGACCTGAGACTTGCGCCTTGTAACTTGAGCCTTTTTTTCATGAGGGAAAGGCCCAAGTTTCAACATTCAAGCCTCAAGAGACAAGTGGTGCAGGCCGAGACTTGGCCCTTGGGGCTTGTAACTTGAGCCTTTTTTTAGGAAGAAAAGACTCAAGATTTAATATTCAAGATACAAGATTTAGTATTGTGCCCCGGATCGGGGTACACACCCTTTATAGTGGTTTTGTGTGGGATGATTAAACTACAGTCTATAAATCAGCCTTTTAGGCAATTATCTTGTCATCATTTTACATTGAATAGTTAAATTTATATAGCAAAAAGGTCAACGGATCGGACAACTGGCGTATATTGCATTTGTAGTACCCCAATCTGGGAACTGAACCTAAAAACAACGCAATGCCAAACGTCAATTTTTACCTCAAAGCCCCGAAAAGCAAGGAGCCTACACTGATCATTTTGCAGATGAAATACAAAGGCCAGCGCCTTGTTTTTTCCACGGGTGAATCCATTTTGCCCGCGCAGTGGAATGCAAAAAAGCAAATGGTTAAAAACATTTCCGCGACCACCGGTGACGGTAAGTTCTTGCTGAATGATCACCTCAAAAGCCTGGCCAGGGTGCTGCAGGGCGCCTACTTAAAAGAGTTGCAGAGCGGCATCCCCGCGCCGGAAACGCTCAAAAAATACCTGCGCGATTACATGAGCCCCCCGGTTGTCAAAAAGGCAACCCTGCTTTCCTTCATTGAGGCATACATGAAAACGGCCGACAAAAAACCGAACACCGTTAAAAAGTACGGCACCCTTTTAACCCATTTGAGGGACTACAACCCTAAGCTGGATTTCGGGGACATTGATCTGAACTTTTTTCATTTGTATGTGGATTTCCTGCAGAAAAAATGGAAGCTTGCCCGAAATACGATCGCAAAGGATATTGCCGTTTTGAAAGCTCTTATGAATGAGGCCCAGGACCGCAAGCTGCATAACAATACCGAGCACCGGCACCGCAAATTCTCCTATGCCTACGAGGATGTGGAGAGTGTATACCTCACGGATGAAGAGATCCGCAAGTTGTACAAACATGATTTTTCCGCAAACAAAAGGCTCGAGGCGGTCCGCGATACATTCGTGGTCGGATGCCTTACCGGTTTACGGTTTGGCGACTACTCGAGCCTGAAGCCTGAGAATATCCGGGGCAATTTCATTGAGGTCTTTTCCACAGAAAAAACCGGGGAGAGCGTGACCGTGCCGGTCCATGAATACGTTGCCGAGATTTATAAAAAGTACCAGGGCTTCCCCAGGAAGATGAGCGTGCAAAAATTCAATGTTTTTCTGAAAGAGGTTTGCCGGCTGGCTGGCATGGACCAACCTGCAGGTGACCGGTTCCAGACTGCGCCCGCAACAGAGCTCTATAAGCTTGTGAGCTCCCACACCGCGCGGCGAAGCTTTTGCACCAATCACTACCTGAGTGGATTCCCGGCCATTGACCTGATGAAGATTTCCGGACACCGGACTGAGAAAGCTTTTTTGAAATACGTCAAACTTTCGCACCAGAAAGTAGCGGAGCGCCTGGCTTCTCACATGGCCATGAAAAAATTGAAAGCAGTCTAACCTTTAAACCACAAACCATGACCGAAAATACACCTGATGGGCCCGCCCCACGCCGCGAAGATTATCCGGACTGGAACAGCTGGCTCAGCGCTCTCGAAAAATGGGCGATGGACTCACTGGCACGTACCCGGGAGATCATGCGCGAGAATGAGAAATCCATGCGCGAGAACGCCCAGCAGCTCCAGTGGCTGGACTACATGAGGAGGATCCGTGAGTGGATTACGTGGATAAATGCCGTCTACCCTGAGCATCCGAAGGAAGGTACTAAGGCCCTGGAGTATATCTCGGAGCGGATTAGGGCCGCGATCAGTGAGATAGGCCTCCCCAATGAGTTAGCGGAGCAGCTGCAGGCCCGGATAAACCAGCAGCTGGTCAAATACCAGCTGATTGAAATTGTAAGCAAATATTTCGTGGCCGGGGATCCAGGCCAGGAGGTCTCCGGGAGGTCTCCGGGAGGTCTCCGGGAGGTCTCCTACCATGAAATGGTCCGGATTGCTTTTACCCCCGGTACCTACCGCCCCCTGGCCAGCAAAGCAACCAGTGCCCTGATCCGCGCGCGCAAGGATGCCGCGAAGCGCAACCGCGACCTGGAGAGCTGCGTATTTTTGGTGCCCAGGAAGGGGAGGATTCTGCACCAGTTTTAACCTGAAATGCACGGCATGCAAGACAATAACCACAACCCGATCAATCAGCAGATTCTGAAATACCTTGCCGAAGGCCTTACCGCGAAGGAAATCGCCGGGAAAGTCTTCCTGTCAGCCAAAGTGGTGGAGAAAAGAATCCGCCTGATGAAAAAAGCAGCGGGAGCAAAGAGTGCACCGGAGCTGGTGAAGAAAGCTTTCCACAATGCTGTGCCAGGCGTGTACCTGCGGTGAAACAAAGCACGCTGAAGAGTTGATCCCGGCTTAGTGCCGGGTTTTTTGTTTCCTCCCTACAGGGCTTCGGCCCTTTTTTTTGCCCTGACTCTCCCCAGATATACAAAAGGTAGTAAATCTCTACCCCCCGGAAAATAGGCGTGGCCGGGGTGCTGGTATAGTTTTGCTCTTGGTGGCCAAGGATGGCAAAAATGATAAAATTTAGCACTTTTCCCCATCCCCATTCTTTGGCACGTGATGGATCAAATCGAATTTTGGATAACAAAAAAGTAACATCATGACCGACATTCTGATTTCCACGATTCAGGGCGCACTCCTCCCCGAGATCCGGGAGATCATCCGCCAGGAATTGAGAGCTGAAAAAAGCGCGGAAAAAGCCGAAAAGTATATAACGGTGAATGAAGTGCAGCGCCTTTGCGGGGATATATCCCGCATAACAGTCCAGAACTGGACCTCTAAAGGGCTCCTGACATCCTACAAGGTTGGCGGAAGACGGCTGTATAGGCTCGCGGAGGTCCAGGCAGCGGTGGAAAAGATCAAAACAGGCGGAAAATAAAAAAAAGCCCCGGCGACCAATCCGGGGCAAAAAGAAATCGTTCGTTAATGCCGGACAAAGATAGCAATATCCCCGATTCCTCAAAAAGCAATCCAGCGCAAGAGTGGAGCTCCTCCACCGGATGGGTAAAGGTACCCCGCACTATCCGCGAACACTGGCTATGGGACGATCCCCGAAAATTAAAATGGTGGATTGATATCCTGATGGAGGTCAATCATTCACCCAGGCAGGTGAACCTTGGATTCCGGTTAATTGATTGTGGTCGAGGCCAGTCTGTCAAAAGTATTCAAACCTGGGCCAAGCGCTGGAGGGTAGATGTGGGTATTGTGCGAAGGTTTTTCACACTTCTGCAAGAAGCGAACATGATCAAAACAGAGGGCGTAAAAAAGTCGACTAGGATAACAGTCTGTGATTATGAGAATTACAACGATGGCCGTCGTGATTCTATCGCGATTCTATCGTCATCGAGACGAGATAATGAATTTGAAGTGACGACAAACAAGAATGTAAAGAAGGAAAGAATTAAAGAAGGAAAGAATATAAGCGATTCCGATTCCGATTCTGATTTTGATTTTGCGCAAGCTTGGGAAGCTTACCAGAAAAAACAAGATCGAGCAGCAGCCTTAAAAATCTGGACGAAGCTCAAACCGGAAGAAAAGCAGAAAGCTCTCGAGCACATTCCCGCCTACGTACAAAGCACACCGGATCCACAGTACCGCAAACACCTGAAAACATACCTGAACCAAAAAACCTTCCTGGAACCGATTTTTTTTCCAAAAAATAAAACCGGCACAGAAATCATAAACAGTCAAAAAGATTGGGATGAAAAATTCTGAAAAAATAACGTTCGCGGACTTTCAGTCCTGGATCCGAGAAAAATCCCCCGGGTTCATCTTTGATCAGCATAACCAGGAAGTGGTTCGCCAGCTGGCGCTGTACTTCACGTTTGATGAGGCCTTTGAGGCTGAAGGGCACGGATCCCTGGATAAGGGCATCTTCCTGACGGGTCCGGTAGGTACGGGAAAAACCATGCTGATGAGGGCCATCTCCGAGATTACCCGGGCCTTCACCATGGTGAGCTGCCAGCGCATTACAAGGACCTTCATGCAGAGCGGCTGGGATGAGATGCAAATTTACCTTTCCGGCAGGCGAGGGATGGACAGGATCTACGAGGATTCCCCCCACTGCTTTGATGACCTGGGCAGCGAGCCCACTTCCGTGAAGTACATGGGTAACGAAGCGAACACCCTGGCGGAGATCATTTCTTCCCGCTATGAGCGCGGGAAACACCGGGGAGTAAGCTTCACCAGCAACCTGAACGCGGCCGAGATTGAAGCGCGCTACGGCAGCAGGATCCGCTCCCGACTGCGCGAAATGTGCAATGTCATAACCCTTGCCGGCCCCGATCGGCGCAATTAAAAACCAAAGAACATGCAAACCTGGCAAAAAGAAATGAAACACCGCAAACTGGCCCACATGGAGAAAACCGCCCCGGATTTCTTCCGGATGAGCGGTGGCTACAAGATGCAGGTGAAGCCTTATAGCGAGCGAAACAAGGCCGGCCTGGTCCGGGCCATCCATGACCTGGTAACCTTCAGCGGGGCAACTGTGAAAGCCGTCACCAAAGGACAGATGGTGAAAAATAACGGGCAGGCACAGTGGCAGCAAAACTTCAGGCTGAGGAACGCCGCTGATATCACGGGAGAGTACAGAGGCCTGCCGCTGGAGATATACGTGCACATGGGATGCGAATTTGAGGCGAGACAGACGGAGGGGGGGTTGGAAGTGCATGCGGGATGCTTCCAGGACTTCTTTGAATGGTGGGTACGAAACGATTCGTCGTAAGCCAATTTTGGAGGGTTCAACTCCATTCAGGGCTACACAACACATTTGTAATGAGTTGTATTTCATAATGAAATAAAAATGTCATAGATTTGGTTGTCTTTTCAGTTGACCTATAATTCAGAAAACTCAAAAATTGATGCCATGCCATTCAAACCAGGTCAAGTAGCGAATCCGCTCGGTGCGAAGCTTAGGTACAAGCATTCGGGCAGGACAATTAAGGGGCAGCTCGAGAGGTTCGCCATTCGGAACTTTTCGCCGAGAAAGCTCCAGGTCCTGTTTGATTCGCTGACCGCCCGGCAAAAGGTGGAAATGTTCCTAAGTGTCCTGCCGTTCTTGCTTCCCCGGCCTCAGGCTGATAATCTGACCAAGGAGGAACTGGATCGGCTTTACCAAATGCTAAACGAGAAGGCAAATGAACAACCGCTCGCTAAAGTCGGGTAAAGCCAAGGTCGCCAAGCTTCGCCGCGTGATCACGGAAGGACTGGGAGCCCTGGCGGACAAGCTCGTGGTTGTGTTTACAAGCACCAAGGAGGCTCATGCTGAAGCCACCGCAAAAGGGCTCTTCTCGTGGTTGGAAGAAAAGGACTATTCACCGGGTAGCCCTCAGAGGGCCAGAAGTGCCCCAAATTTGGCAGATCGTTCTGAAGGTTCAGAACCTTCGGGAAAATCGAAAAGATCGAAAAAACAGCCCGGTCTAAGCCGTGAGCAGCTGCACCGGATATTTCTGGATGCCAAGAAAAGGGAGTTGGAAGATCACTTCCAGCGGGACCTGGAGGCCAAAAGGCGGGCTGCAAGGCTTAACGGCCGCACCTACTGAAAACGACCGATCGGGCCGGGAACTACGCCCACCTGGTCAAAAAACAGATCTTACCTGAAGCCGGGAACTGCGCCCACTTCATGAAATACCGAGGCCGCCCCCTGCAGGGCACCTCACCTTACTACAGCAGACAGCGCCGGGCCACTGCAAGGTGAACAAGCCCACGAATGATGCCAGCACGTAAGTAATTCAGATTATTCACTGCTGCCAGCGATGGCGCACAATCTTTTTTTACATGAAAACTTATGGACTTACTATTGATCAGTATACGGACCTTCTGGACCTTGGCAAAAGGGTGGATCAACTTGAAACCGGCGAGCGCCGGAAGAACACCTTTGCGAGTTCGTTCAAGACGGCCATCCGGGATACGCTTAAGACAAAAGAAGCCGATATCATGAGCTTTGTGAGGGACAAGAAGGGAAAGCTTTCTTTCAACCTGGACCTGAAGGACATGACGCTGTCCAGCGTGACCGGCGACGTACAGCATAGTTACAACAGCAGGCAGGGCCTGGCACCCACGCAAAAGGTAAATCTTCGGGACCTCATCCCGACCACGCCTTCTCCTTCCGGTTCTTTCGTAACCTACAGGGAAACGAATACCCAGCAGCTGCCGGCGATCCAGACGGAGAATGAAAGCAAGCAGGATATGAACTATGCTTTCACAGAGGTGAAAACGGTCAGCAAGTACATTGCCGGTAAGGTGGATTTCTCCAAGCACCTGATGTTTGCCCTGCCATTCCTAGAGAATACACTGCCGCGGATACTGCTCAGGGATTTTTTCAAAAAGGAGAACGATTACTTCTATATCACCATGGCCCAGGCTGCCACGGGAGACAACACGATCTCCGGATCCGCGGTGACTGTTGATGCAGAAGAGCTCCTGCACATGATCGCAAATCAGCGCAATGCGGATTTTGAGGCGTCTTTTGCCCTTGTGGATTGGAATGAGTGGGCCCGCATTCTTGCTACCAAGCCTAATGATTACTCCGTACCGGGTGGGGTCCTGGTTGATAAGGATGGGACGGTAAGGATTGCCGGCACTCCCCTGGTAGGTGCTTCCTGGGCCCAGAGCGACCATGCGCTGATCTTCGATCGGGATTTTGTTGAACGCGTGGAAACCGAATCCATGCGCGTTGATTTCTCGTATGAGAACAATGACAACTTCGAGAAAAATATGGTCACCGCCCGCATTGAGTGCTTTGAGGAGTTGAATATCCTTCGTCCGGATGGATTGATCTACAAGGATTTTGGTAACAGTTGATATTGATAAAGCTCTTTGTTTCATGCTTGATTGTTTAAGGGATGATTGGATCCAATCGTTAGTTTTTTTTCTTTTTTCCATTCATCAGGCGCCGGGGGTGTTCTCGCCCCTGGCTTTTTTCCTCAAAAAAAATTAGCTCATGATAAAGGCTTTTTGTTACGTGCTGGAATCCAGATCAGCGGCATTCCATGTCCAGGAAAAGGATGAGGCACCGTTTGCGGCCGCGCTGGCCAGTGGATTCACATTATTCAAGGACCTGTACGAGCTTGCTTCCCACCAGGGCGCTGCAATCTCAAATGAGCTGGCCGCGTGCATCACAGACAGCTGGGCAAGCACAAAGGAGTTTTGCAATAATGACCGACCGCTGGAGGCCAGGCGGGAGGTAGTTGCTTACGCCACTCTCAATTCTGCAGCCGAAAGGGTAGGGCTGCATGGCACGCGAAATGCATTTACGATCGGTGAACTGATAGAGCTGGTCCGCCCGGTTGGGTTGGAGGCTTTTCTTCGTGAGCATGGCCGAAAATTCACTGTAGTGTGTGAGCAGCTTTATTTCAAGTACTACTCCAACTGGATCTTAGTCGCTTCTCCATGGGGTATTGTGCCGGAGATCCTGCTCAATCATGAACTCGAGGCGGCAATCTATACGGTTAACGGAAAGGATACGGGCGGCGAATTAAGAAAGTATTTTCTGGAGACTGCCGGTCGGATGATCACCTACCTGCCGGATGAGCCGGAGTATTACCCGCATGTTATTGTTGACAATTAAATTTTTTGCACAATGGGACTTGAACTTCAAATAGGAGCCCAGCACCGGGCGGCGCTCAGAGCGATTGATGAGGTCAGTTTGTCTTTGAAGGACCAGCGTGCCATCCTTGCTTCATTGCAAAAGCAGTATGCCGCGCTTTCCACGGAGCAGACTAAGTCTGCGATCGGCAAGGAGCTGGCTTCCGATATCCGGATTGCCAGGACGGAGATCAAGCGGCTGGAGGCCGGAGCTGTGAGCTCGTTCGGAGCGGTTGGGAATGCGGCCAATAAAGGCTTTGGCGCCATCAGGCAGCTGGCATATATCCTGCCCGGCTTTGGTATTGCCGGAATAATCGGGTTACTGTCGGATAGTATCGGTAAGCTGGCCTCAGAGCTTTTCAAGGCGAAGGGTTCTTTTGATTCCTTCAGGGTGGCGCAGGAATCGCTGAGCAAGGCTTTCAAAGACAGCTCTTACACGAAAGCCGTGGTGAGCATCAAAGAGCTCTCGATCAACATAGATCTTGCCAAGAGGGGGTTTTTGGATAAGAAAGCCGTCCTGAAGCAGTACAACGATACCCTGGGTGATTCCCTGGGTAAGGTAAACAGCCTGGATGAGGCCGAGAAGAATATCGTGAAGAACGGGGAGGCTTTTATCCGTGTTACGCTGCTGAAGGCGGCCGCGAATATCACGCTCAACAAGGCTGCCCAGAAATACGCGGAACTTCAGGATAAAACCAATAAGTCGGTAGGGGATTTCCTGTCTGGCTCCAAGGAGGGGTTAACGTCTGCCCTGGGCAAGCACAAAGAGTTCCGGGAGAACCAGGCCGCCCTTGATACGCTTTACCTGACGGAGCGGTCCCGCAAGGAAGAAGAGCAGTTTCAAAAACTCCTGTCCAGGCAGAAAGAAATTGAAAGGGAGGTTGCCGGCGGGTTGGTTGATCCGTCAGGGAAAGCGGAAATTGATGCGCTTACCGGCCTGGCTGCGGGGTTCCTGCAGGAGGCGGCCCAGATATCCAAGTTGTTTAAGGTTGGCGGAGAGGTACAAAAGATCATCAAAAAGGACCTGCCCATCATTGACCTGAAGCTCAAAGCAGCTATTGACCTGGAACCTGCCGTCAACTTTGTGCGATTCAGGCAGGTACTGCTCAACCGGGTTCCCCTCACTTTTAAAGAAGCTGTTGACAAGGCGATCCTCGAGGCGAATCAGAATCTTGCAAAGAACCTGGGGCCAGAGAATAACCCGATCATTATTAATGCGAAGTTAAATATTGAAGGGGCGAAGGAGAATTCGGATGAGCTCAATAAACAGCTGGAGCAGGTCAACCAGGCCATTGAGGGCGCTTTGATCGGATCCTTTACCAGCATAGGGGATACCCTTGGTACTGCTCTTGCCGGAGGGGACCTTCAGGACGCCTTTCAGTCTTTCGCGACATCTGTAGGGGATGGAGTTCAAGCGATCGGTAAAGAGCTTATACGCCTGGGTGTGGTGGCGGTTGCGGTTAATATAGCGCTGAAATCTCTTTTCAAAAATCCAGCCTTATTGATCGCTGCCGGCGTGGGGCTGGTGGCTGCCGGCGCAGCACTCAAAAAATCCCTGGGCGGAGGACTGCCCAGGAGAGCAACCGGCGGAGCAGTCGCGGCCGGCCAGACGGTTTTAGTGGGAGAGCGGGGCCAGGAGATTTTCCAGTCATCAGTGAGCGGAAGGATCATCCCCAATAATCAGCTGTCATCCATTCAAGGCTCAGCGATAAATAATATTCGGATTGAAGTTGCTGGCATGCTAAAAGGCCAGGATTTGAAACTGCAAGTGGCAAGAGTAACCAAAAGCAACCAGGGAAATGTCTAAACCAGGGAAAATATACAAGATAATTCACCAGTCCTTCGATCCTTCATCGGATGTTCAGTGCATCACAGAGCTATCGGATTACGATAATCTGATTCCGGATGACCAGGATCCACAGGTGATAGAACTGATCGGAGCGGGAGATCCGCAAACTATTTCATGCATTGATACCGATGAGGATCCTTTTACCCCTATCAGGGCGCAGCAGCTGGTGCTGAAATTTATTTCCGCTAATGGGGTAAACATGAACACGTTCGCCAGCGGATCGGACCAGCGGTGGGGCGTCCATTCCTACATAGGCACGGACACGCAGACAATATTCAAGGGGTGGATGTATATGGAGGATTTGAGCGAGCCGTTCATGCCCGAGGGAAACATTGTAACGCTCAAAGCCAATGACGGGCTGGGCACGCTCAAAGCGCTGCCATTGGTGGATTCCACCGGTTTAAATCCCGCAGGCGTGCACCGGATCATAGATTATATCGCCTGGTGCCTTGGCGGTACCGGACTACAGCTGCAGATCAACTGTGCTTTCAATATTAAAAACCAGGCAGCCATTGATGATATCAGCATCCCCAATTCCAACGAGCAGCATTTTTTCTCCTTGAATTTTCTGGAAGCCAAAACATTTGAATCCTCCATAGGCGAGAGCGTTAACATGTATGAAGTCTTGCGGACAATCTTAGGTGAGGAAGCGGTTATCTTCCAGCGGCAGGGTATGTGGTGGATCATGCGCATTGATGAGGTGGAAAGCCTGGCCAGGGGGCTTTTCATATCAACCTATGCCTATGATGGAGAGTTTATTGAGAATCTCGGAGAAAAGAATTTCGATAAGACGATCAAAATTGATGGCACCATTTTTTTCTCCAAAGAGGAAACCGAGGTTATCCCGGCAAGGCCGATCGGCAAACTGAAGCTGAAATACCCCTATGCCACCCCGGTCGAAATACCCTGCAACAAGGATTTTGAAAGAGGTGATTTGCGCAGCGAGATCAGCGCCACAGAAAAGACCTACGAAATTGATTGCTGGTTCTTCGCTGAGAATAAGGCAAACGGGCTGGATTCAGAGGCGGCCGTTGGAGATGCTTATATCACGCGGACGTTTAACGCTGTGGACTACGAAGATGAAAGGTATGTGACCATTGAGGAGGGAGTCGGCGTGCATGACCAGGCAACCCTAAAGAGTGAAGCCATCTATATCCACCAGGGGGACAAATTCGAGGTGGCTGTGGATTTTAGGCTCAACGCGGATATCGGGGATTTGCTTGTAAACGCCCTGGCCGTTGAACTTGTGGCCGATGATGGCACATACTGGTACATGCTGGAAACAGGCTTCTGGTTTCCGTACCCGGCAAGCCCATGGGCGCAGATCCTTCCTTTGAATTTTGACACAACGGGGCAGGACAATACCGAGTGGCAGACAATATCCGCCCAGTCAAATGAAGCGCCAAGGACCGGAAGGTTATACATTCACCTGATGCAGGTGGCGCCGGAAGGTTCAACGATCATTTATTTTGATAACCTGCGCTTTGATTATTACCCCAAAATCAACGGGAGCCACCGCAAGTACGTTGCGCAATCGCAGACGGTAACGCAGGATGGCGGGTACAAGGCCACAAGGGAGAGGGATGTTTTGATCAGCAACTCCCCGAAAAGACTATTCAAGGGCGCCCTGCTTGAGTTTCTGCTGTATGCGGAGCTCTACAGCGGATCTGTGACCTTCGGCTCACCAAATGCCTTTTCTCTTCCGGGCGACAAGCGAAACAAGTTTTCAAGAGGTCAGCGGATTATCATTCAAAGTTCTGTTTCCAATAATCAGCAAACGGTTGTCACGGACGTTATTTACCACATTTTTTCCGACACAACAGAGATCCAGGTATCCGGTACCACGGTAAATGAAATCGGTACGGCCGTGATATCGGAAGAGACCTATAAACTGGCCGGCAATTACTACAATGCGGCGGTATTCCCTGCAGGTCCCCCCAGTGCCGGGTATGCTCACCCCTATAGCGAGCTGCAGGTCTTCGATGTGTGGAATCAGTTTAACACGGATAAGCGCGTATTCCAGGCGACTTGCCAGGGTATGGACCTTTCAACGGTTGATGATTTGGGAAGGGTGAATAACGCTCACCTGGTTCACAAGTGGTTTTTCCTGGATGCGGATTATAGCACCTACAACAGGATCTTCCTCCTGCTCACATTTAACCAGGATTACAGGACACAGGAATGGACCTGCGTATTCCGGGAGGTGAACAACTACACAGTGGACAAGGTTTACACAGGAAGAGTTTTTCGCTATGAAACTGAATAAAAAGCAAACCATTGCCCTGGACTTCCTTGAAGATGATATCACCGAGGAGGTTGTCTTTGGCGGATCGGCCGGTCCGGGGAAGTCTACGCTCGGATGTTACTGGCAGTTGAAAAACCGGATCAGGTACCCGGGCTCCCGGGGTTTTATCGGCCGGGCCATCATGAAAACATTGAAGGATACCACGCTGAAAACCCTGTTTGCGGTGGCCAAGGCCCAGGGGCTGCGCAGGGGAACACATTTTGACCTGACAAGCGCCCAGGATAAAGAGAACCCGAACTGTGTAACCTTCTGTAATGGCTCGCTGATCTTCCTGCGCGATCTGTTCGCTTATCCATCGGATCCCGACTTTGATGAGCTGGGTTCTCTCGAGATTACTGATGCTTTTGTCGATGAATGCGGGCAGGTAACCCAGATCGCAAAGGATACACTGAAAACAAGGATCCGTTATGGGCTGGATCAGTGGAATCTGAAGCCCAAATTACTGTTCGCTACAAACCCGGTGAAGGATTGGCCCTACCGGGAATTCTATAAGCCTGCCAGGGAAGGCACTTTGCTGCAGCACCGACAATTCGTGCCCGCCCTGGTCACAGACAACCCTGATATCTCACCGGCTTACATAAAGAGTTTGGACAAGCTCCCGGAGGGCGCCCAGAAAGAGCGCCTGAGGTATGGTAACTGGGAATATGATGATGATCCGGCCGCGCTCATGAGCTACGAAAAGATTTTGCAGTGTTTCATGCCCAGGGAGCTTACGGGCCATGGCAAGTACATCACGGCCGATATCGCGCGGTATGGTAAGGACAATACCGTGATCGGCGTGTGGAATGGTCCCAGGGTGAGGCTGTACTATTATCACGGGCTCTCCATCCCCCAGAGCGCGGCGAAAATAAACCAGTTCAGGGAACGGTTTGGCATTCCCATGGATAGCGTGATCGTGGATGAGGATGGGATTGGGTCCGGAGTAGTGGATATCCTTAAATGCAAAGGCTTCATCAATAACTCAACGCCCCTGCCGGCGCCTTCATCACCGACCATGGACCGGACCGGGAACGTGAAGAACGAAAATTTTTCAAACCTTAAAAGCCAGTGTTATTTCCGCCTGGCTGACCGGATCAATGCCGGGGATTTGATTATCGAGTGTGAGGAAGGTATAAAGCAAAAGGTAATTGAAGAGCTTGAGCAGGTGAAGCAGTACAACATGGACAAGGACATGAAAAAACAGATCATTCCAAAGGACAAAGTGAAAGAGATTCTCGGGCGCTCACCTGACTTTTCAGATACGCTCATGATGCGGGAATGGTTCAGCCTTTCGCCTCAGTTTGTGGTGGCGGTGGCGTAATGCAAGCGGACAACCAGCCGGACAACTGCACTTTTCAAAAAAATCGTTATTTATTGATTGTTAACTGATTATAGCGCATATAGTGTGCCCCGGATCGGAGTTGAACCGATACGGCCCTTGCGGGCCACAGGATTTTAAGTCCGGCGTGTCTACCAATTCCACCACCGGGGCGATCGCAAAAAAAATCCCCTGTCTGGCACAGAGGATTCAGGAGCGGAAGACCGGGCTCGAACCGGCCACCCCGACCTTGGCAAGGTCGTGCTCTACCAAATGAGCTACTTCCGCTTAAACTATCATCTCTAAAAAAAGAGCTGCGAATCCGGGGGCTGCAAAAATAGGCATTGCCCTTTTTTGAAAAAAATTTTTGCCAGGTTATTTGTACTTGGGTGTGTACAGGGTGCTTTCCTGGACGGTCACTTCAGGCTTGCTATAACGCTTGGTATATAACATATAGCAGCCGCCCAGCACAAAGGCGACGAAGCATGCCAGCTGCAGGTAAAACAGGAAGGCGGAGGATGACACCCAATTGTGGGTAAAATCCCTGTCCTGTACTTTTTGCAATTCCTGGTGGTATTCGTTTGTTTGACTCATTGTCAAAATTTTGTGATGCAAAAATAAGGGTTCGGCCTATATCCTCAACTCCTTTTCCCCACAATTTCAGAGAAAAATTTGCGCTTTTTTATAAAATGCTGCCAGGCCATGTTCCGGCGCAGATATCCATGTACGCTTGCTTTTTTGTTTTTTGGGAAAACGCTGCGATGCCGGTAAAAGAGCCACCATTTCACGAATGCGGCATGCGCGCGCAGGATGGCGACGAAATACCCCCCATCGCCTGATAGCAATCCCTTCCAGGCCGAAACCGCATCCAGCAGGTTGCGCACGCAGAGTACCCACAGCACCCTTGGCCAGGGCAGGTTTTTCGACAACATGATATGATTGTTCCGGAAATTAAGGTAGGTCTTCATGCTGTTGCCCCGGGGCAGCGTGCCGCCGCCTACATGGTACACCACCGAAGCAGGGCAGGAATAGATACGATATCCCGCAAGCTGTATCCGCCAGCAGAGGTCAATTTCCTCCTGGTGTGCGAAAAAATATTCATCGAAGCCCTGCATGTCACGGAATACCCTGGAGCGGATGAAGAGCGCGGCGCCACTGGCCCAGAATACGGGCTCTTCCTGGTCATACTGCCCCCGGTCCTCTTCGCATACGTCGAATACCCTTCCTTTCGCAAAGGGATAGCCATAGTGGTCCAGCCAGCCGCCGGCAGCTCCCGCATATTCAAACATGGTCTTGTGATGGTAGGAAAGGATCTTGGGCTGGCAGGCGGCTATCTCCGGGTTACTGTCGAGCAGGCGGACCATGGGCTCCAGCCAGCCGGGCACCACTTCCACATCGGAATTGAGCAGTACATAATAATCCGCCTGCACCTGTTTCAGGGCTTCATTGTATCCCTTTGCAAATCCATGATTACGGCCCAGGCTGATCACCCTGATGCTGGGCCAGTGCTGTTGCAGGTAAGCGATGGAATCATCGGAACTGCCATTATCGGCCACCACCAGGTCGAGGTTGGGGTAGGTGCTTGCGGCTACGGAGGGCAGGAATTGCTCCAGGTATTTTCTTCCATTCCAGTTCAGTATGACTACAGCAATTTTGGACGATGAAGGCAAGGGCAAAAATATTTGACCAAAAATAAGGCTTGCCTTCCAAGTAGCCGATTTTTCAGTTAGGGGTATACCTGTTAAATTCGTATATGTTTCAGCAGCTTCTGAACTGGCGCACAGGCCTGGCCCTGATTGCCATTTGCATTGTCACAGGCACTATTTTTTATTCCCAATACCTGGCCCGCAAGATTGCCGGGGATGAGCGGCTGAAAGTGGAGCAATGGGTGGAAGCCAGTAAATCCCTGCTCGATCCCAATATCACCGACACCCGCCTGCCTTTCAAGATCATTCGCGACAACCAGGACATCCCCATCATCGAAACCGATGGCAACGACAGTATTACCGGCTTTGTAAACCTGGATTCCACCAGGGCGGCGGTGGACCCCGGTTACCTGCCCCGCAAACTGGAAAGCTTGAAATCCATCAATAAAAACCCGGTGATCTACATCGATCCGGTAGACTCCACCCGCATCAACCGGTACTATTATGGTCATACCACCCTGCTGCTGGAAGTGCGTTATTACCCGCTGGTGCAACTCCTGATCGTGGGACTCTTCATCATTGTGGTGCTGATGGCCCTGCGCAGCAGCTACCGCTCAGTACAAAACCAGGTTTGGGCTGGCATGGCCAAGGAGACCGCCCACCAGCTGGGCACACCTGTATCCTCACTGGAAGGATGGGTGGAAATGATGAAGGAAAAGCCGGGCAATGAGCAACTGGTACAGGAACTGGAAAAGGATGTGAACCGCCTTCGCCTTGTTTCGGACCGGTTTGGAAAGATCGGCAGCACGCCCCAGCTGGAAGCAGTAGATATCGTACAGCAGGTGAGCAGCGTAGTGGATTATGTGCGCCGGCGTGCACCGGGCAGGATCCGGTTTTCCATGGAGACCCATGGCTCCAGCCGCGTCATGGCCCGCATATCCCCCCCGCTTTTCGACTGGGTGATCGAAAACCTGCTGAAGAATGCCCTCGATGCCATGGAGGGAAAGGGGCAGATCCATGTGGACATCCAGGAGGGGAAAAACGCAGTCACCATCGATGTGTCCGATACCGGGAAGGGCATTGCTTCGCAGCATATACCCCGCGTGTTCAAACCCGGCTTCACCACCAAGAAAAGAGGGTGGGGGCTGGGACTCAGCCTTTCCAAACGGATCATCAGTATATACCATAAAGGAGAAATATTTGTAAAACATTCCGAAGTGGGCAAGGGCACCACTTTCAGGATTTTATTAAAAAACTAGGGGCCGATTACCGGTAACTTGCCGCAAGTAATTATCTTTGCACTCCTCCAAGCCCAGGTGGTGAAATTGGTAGACACGCTACTTTGAGGTGGTAGTGGCCGAAAGGCTGTGCTGGTTCGAATCCAGTCTTGGGCACTTTTAAGCGACTTCGGTCGCTTTTTTATTGCCCTGAAATGCAGGCTGGTAAAGGGTTTCAGCCATTTCCCCCTTATTCTTTGTTTTACCTTGTTATGCCTTTATTTTCGGTAGTCCTGTTACCCCGTTGTTACTCGGGAAACAAAATATCGGTAAAAATCGTACCTTAGGTAAAACAAAAGAAAACACCATGAGCGTAAAACTTAGACAGAAGCAAAACAAGGACGGCACAACGTCCCTATTGCTTGATATCTACCACAGCGGCAAGCGAACTTACCAATTCCTCCCGGAACTCAAGTTAATGAAGCCGCGCAATAAAGCCGATCAGAAAACTATAAAAGACAACCGGGGGAAATTGGAGCTGGCCGAAAGGATAGCGCAAAAGAAATCCCTGGAATTAGCGGCAAGCGATTACGACATGACAACCGATATCGGTAAGAAAACCATTGTGACGGAATGGATGCAGTCATACGTTGACAGGTACACGAAAAAAGACGTTCGTAATATGCAGGGCGCGCTGAACCGTTTTAAGGCCTTCCTGAAGGATGACGGTAAGGCAGGGCTGACATTCGGCAGGCTTACTAAAGTAATTGTATACGACTTCCAGGATTACCTGTTAGCCAGGAGCCAGGGCGAAGGCGCGCGGTCCTACTTCACCAGGTTTAAAAAAATGGTTGCCCGCGCTAAAAGCGAAAACCTGATAGCAGTAAATCCCGCCCTGGAGGTACGAATGAAAAAATCACAGGCACGAAAAAAGGACTTCCTGACCATTGAGGAAATACAAGCCATTGCCAACACAGCGACCGAGGCAACAGAGGTAAAGCGCGCTTTCCTGTTTGCCTGCATGACAGGCCTTAGGTGGATAGATATAGCAGGCCTGCGCTGGTACAACTATGACCACACTAGCGGGGTGCTTAGTCTTACACAGGAGAAAACCGGGGAAGACGTTACCCTTGCTATAAACAGCACAGCAAAAGCCCTGTTAGGTGAACCCGGAGAGCAGGCAGCTAAAATCTTCGACCTGCCGACACATGACGGCGCAAACAAGAGTATTAAAGCGATCGTAAGGCGGGCAGGGATCAATAAGAAAATAACCTTCCACAACGCGCGGCACAGCTACGGCACTAACCTGGCTTATCATGGGCATGATGTTTTAACTATTGCCAGCCTGATGGGGCACACGTCCACAAAACACACACAGCGGTATTTGCGGGCCAGCGAGGAGCTGAAACGTAAGGCAGCGGATTCATTAACTATTAAACTATAAAACTATGCAAGAGAAAGTAGAAAATTTATTGACAAGATGGTCCAAAATGAATGATAAAATGAGGCGGAAGGCAATAGCTGAACTCCAAAACAAAACAGGGCTGAACGATCAGGAGTTTTATGACCAGTTTACAGAGCATGCTAACGATAAGCTTGACCTCTACTATCATACATTAAGCATGGTGCGGGGGTTTGAGGCCATCACGGGAGATTCCGGGAACAGTAGGGAGAAAGCCCAGTTACTAATGGACATAACGAACCTGGATAGAATGATAGATATGGTGAATAAACCCGCTAAGAAGGTGCAGCCCCCCAAGCCGCTGGACCACATTAACAAGCAAATCCTGGAGTTGTACATTAGAGGGGACATGGAGATAAAGGATATTGCAAGTAAGGTATACTTAAGTAAGGATGCGGTGAACAAAAGGTTTAATAAAATGCGAGAAACCTACAAATGTACTACCAGGGAGGAGCTGGTGAAGTTCCTGCGGGAGTGGGACATGCTTAAGTAAAGCGATTAAGAAAGGTTTGCAAGGGGTTGGCGCGGTTGCGCTGGCCCCTTTTTTTATTGTAGTTATATAAGGAAAGAAAAAGCGGGTTATAAAAAACCAAAACAGATACAAAGCATAAAGGGGTACAAAAATGTACCCTTGAGGGGTATTGTCCTTTACCCCTTACCGGGTGAAACTTTGTACGGTCAAAAGCAAAAAAAGTGAATATGAAACCTGTGCTAACATTGATGGAGGCGGCAGATTACTTAAGTCTGAAGCCGTCCTATGTTTACAAATTGGTTTGCCTGGGGAAGTTGCCCTATCACAAGCCTAACGGAAAAAAACTGTATTTCTCCAGGGAAAAACTGGATCGCTGGATGCTGGGCGAAGATTCCCTGGACGAGAGAGCAGCAACCTACCTAAACACACACCGATGAGCGAAACACTTATAAGGTTTATAACGCGGTCAACCGATCCGGAGGTAACCCTCCAGGGCCTACTGGCAGCGGCAGGAGATAACTCCCAAGCAGTATTAGGCCGGATCATTGAGGTATACCAGGAGGCGCGGGATAGCTACTGCCACTTCCTGCAAAGGGGAGGAGTAGGAGACCCGCCTAACGGGATAGGCGAATATGAGATAAATACGATGGCGAATGTGCTGGCATCCCACTTCGGCGAAGGCGGTGCAATGACGGTGAACGAAGACGGTGAGCTAACTTAATTGAGTACCCTATGACAACTACTGAAGTGAAAAAGCAGGTGGCAAAGATTCCCCTGGAAGAATTTGTGAGTGTGCCCGACCCTGATTTTGATAGACTGGAGCAAGCCCTGCAACAGGCCAGGATAGACCCGAACATTCAGGAGGAAGCAAACCCCGTATTAACCACAATAGACGGACGAGTATTTGCCACCCTGCGGAATTTTTCCGTCATCATGGGCAAGGCGAAAAGCAAAAAAACTTTCCTTGTTACCCTGCTGGTGGCTTCAGCCATGAGGGGCACGCTGGGCGTATTCAATACAAACAAATTTGAGGGCAAGAGGCGGATTATCTGGTTTGATACCGAGATGAGCCGCTACCATGTATCACGGTCCCTGCACAGGGCCCTGCGGCTTGCAGGAGGCGGCTGCATGCACGAACTGGAGGTATATGACCTGCGACCGTACACCCCCAGGGAACGCGTTGAAATGATTTCACACGTAACGGACACCAATAACCCGGACAATGATATTGCCCTGGTAGTTGTGGACGGCATCCGGGACCTGGTAACCGATATTAATTGCCCCTTGCAGGCGACTGACACAGCCAGCTGGTTGATGAAATTGACGGCAAATAAAGACCTGCACATTTGCACCGTCATCCACCAGAATAAAGGTGATGGCCATGCCCGCGGACACCTGGGATCGGAAATAGTTAATAAGGCGGAAACTGTGGTATCCGTAACAAGGGACACAACAAACCAGGATATAAGTCTGGTTAGTGCTGATTTCTGCCGGGACAAAGATTTTAGCCCCTTCGCCTTTACGGTTGGAGATGACGGCATCCCCTACCTGCTGGAGGGCTACCAGGGAACAGCGGAGGCAGAGAAAAAGAAAAAGATCATCCCCCAAACAATCCCTAAAGAAAAACACAGGCAGCTGATGACGGAAATATTCAGTATACAGCCAGAATACGGTTATACCGACCTGGTTATTCAGGTTAAACTGAAATATCAGGAGTACGGCATAAGCCTGGGAGATAACGCGGCAAAGGAATTTTTGACCCACTGCCGCAATGCCGGGATAGTGGGGCATAACGGGAAAGGGACCAAAGGGGCTAAATATAGCCTGTTATTGGATACAGTTTAATTCAGTTTACGGTTTACCCCCTATATATAGGGGGGGTAAACCGAATAAACTTAACCAGGTTTAAGAATTCAGTTTAAACCGAATAAACCGAATGGGTATGAAAACATGGCTTAACAGACAGGTTAGCCTGTATGACACACACTTCGACAACACAGGCCGTCCGGCCACCCTGGGGCAGATACTGCGGACAGAGTTTATCCGGGACCTGGATACAATTATAGACTTGCGGCAGCTGGATCGCAATGCCCAGGGCTATGAGCTAGAGAAGGGGGAACTAAAAAGTACCCTGCAATGCTTCACCCCTTCGGCACTACTGGCGACCAAAGCAAAGGGAGAGCTTCAGGTAATTCAACCAACAGGGCTAATACAGTTTGATTTCGATGCCCATGCCTTAGAGGGCTATGATATTGAGGAAGTGAAGCGATGCGTATTTGATTTGCCTTTCATTGCATTTTGTGGCCTTTCGTGTTCAGGGGATGGATTCTTTGCACTTGGTGAGATAGCCGAACCGGAAAGGCTAAGCGATTACGCGGCCCATTGCTTTGATGTTTTTGAAAAGTACGGCATAAGCCCGGACCGGAGCAAGGGTAAGAAGTTGGAGAATTTAAGGTATGTAAGCTATGATAAGAATATGCTTATCCGGGAACACCCTGAACCATTGCGGATAAAGCGGTTTAAACCCAGTAAGCCAGCGGCGCAACCCAGACCCACACCCAGGCGAACGAGTACGGAATGGGTGGATCAGCAGCTAAGGCAAATTGGTGCAGCCACCAGGGGGCAAAGGTTTCCAACGGTGCAGCGTGTGGCTTATACCCTGGGGGGCACTTGCAGGAATGACCTGCTTCATGATATCGAGACAATAATAAGAAGTAACACAGAGTTCAGCGGCGAGGAATCAAAATATATAAAGATCGCTAAGGACTGTTTTAAAGATGGTGGATTAAAACCACTAGGAAGATTATGAGTAAAGAACACAGCAGGCTGGTAGATGATTTTATCCTTTGGAGACACAACAGGGCATCCCTGCCGCTAGAAGATGAAAGGGAAATGAAAGTTGACATAATGACCAGGATGCAGTCGCTAGGGATATCCTTTGAAAGATTAGCATCAAATGCCTATTGGCGAATTAAGACCCGGGACTGGATTAACAGCAGTGTTGATTTTGAGAAAAAAACAGCATTGTGAGCAAAGGGAACAGCCCCGGAAAGAGGCGATCCGGGCCAAATATTTTGATAGTGTACAATGTACACAATAGACAGCAGATCGGGGATCAGATACCGGAGACAGGAATCAGACCCTTTTTATATTAAAATGACCCTTAACAGGTTGCAAGGGGGCTTAATTCCCGAGTAACACAGGGGTAACAAAACAAACAAAAATGGACGTAATTAAAGGAAGATTTGTAAAGGGACAATCAGGCAACCCAGCGGGCAGGCCTCCAGGGGCTAAGACCAAGAAAAGTGATGCGTTTAAGAACTTCATTGAAGACCTGCTATCTACTGACCTGCCCGCCATGAAACGAAAGTTTCGGGGCCTTAATGTGAAAGATCAGTTTTCGATCATGGTGCAGATGGCCCCTTATATCCTGCCAAAACTTAGTTCAGTAGATACCAAGACCACAGCTGAAAAGCTAAGTGAAGACGAGTTTAATAAACTCCTGGAGGAAGTACGTAACAAAGTAAATAGGGCAATATAATGAACGACAAAATTAACAGGCAAATATTGCAGGCTTTCCTGGACGGGGAGATTGCGCCTGAAGACTTCCTAAGCGAAGTCAGCGGGCAGACTACCTATTTTTTCCGGGAGGAGGGCGGCATCTACACCGATGAGACCACAGGCAAGCAATACACCCAGGCCGAATATGAAGCATTCTGCGCCCGAATACAGGCACGAAAGAAAGATGATATAATATGGTTGGAGCAGCGGACATACGAAAATTTACCCAATGAAACTGACACCGAAGCAAACCCGGGCACTTGAGGCCCTGGAGGATTCCAAAACCACGGAGTTATTTTTTGGCGGGGGAGCTGGCAGCGGTAAATCTGCGCTGGGGTGCTATTGGCTGATGAAATGTTGCCTGAAGTATCCCGGCTCCCGCTGGCTGATGGGCAGGTCAGAGCTGAAGAACCTGAAGCAGACGACCCTGGTAACGTTCTTTGACATAGCCCGGCAGCAGGGACTGCGCGCGGGCATCCATTACAGACTAAACCACCAGGACAGCACCATTACCTTTCCTAATGATTCTAAGATCATCCTGGCAGACCTTTACGCGTATCCATCCGATCCTGAATTTGATTCTTTGGGATCGCTTGAGATTACAGGGGCCTTTCTGGATGAAGCACCACAGGCCACGGAAAAGGCTAAGAACATTCTAAAATCCCGTATCCGTTTCAGGCTGGATGAATACGGGCTTATTCCTAAACTACTGATGTGTGGCAACCCGGCAAAGAACTGGGTTTATTATGAGTTTTATAAACCCTGGAGGCAGGGAGTGCTGAAGCAGGACAGGCAATTCATTCGCGCCCTTGCAACGGATAATCCACACATTTCACCGTTTTACATTGAATCCCTGAAGGGGCTGGATCGTAACAGCAGGGAACGGCTGCTCTATGGAAACTTTGAATATTCGGATGATCCCACGGCATTAATTGAATATGATGCCATCCTGAACGCGTTTGATAATGACGGATTGCCGGAGGGGGAGAAATACATCACCTGTGACGTTGCGCGGTTTGGGCAGGATTCAACGGTCATAGGATTATGGAATGGATGGCGGGTTAAGTTAACGCAATACCGGGGCAAGTCCCTGATGCAGACCGCTGATATTATTTATCATCTTCAGCAGGTCCACCAAATACCATTGCAAAATATTATTGTTGATGAAACGGGTTTGGGCGGGGGAGTAGTTGATAAATTGCGGTGCAAGGGTTTTATATCTAATGCCCGCCCGTTATTAAATCCCGTTACACATAAGGAGGAGAATTATAATAATCTAAAAAGCCAGTGTTATTTCCGATTGGCAGAGCGTATCAATGCAGGTGGCTTGTACATTGAGCCGGTGGATATCCAGACAAAGGATTTTATCATCCAGGAGCTGGAGCAGGTGCGGGAACACAACCAGGACAAGGACGGCAAGAGGCAGATCATGCCTAAGGACAAGGTGAAAGAGGTAATAGGCCGGTCCCCTGATTACTCGGATACGTTAATGATGCGGGAATGGTTTGAGCTAAGACCAAAATATACCTGGCTTGCTAGGTAGATTCATAAATATTTAGTATCTTTCAATGATTACTGAAAGTTCAGAAACTTCAATAATAGACCCGCCAGGCCGGAGATGATCCACCTGGAGGGAGTAAGTTATTGCTTTTTTTTAATTACATATTTCATTATTTACTGAAAGTTCAGAAACACCAGTAACGAAGCCCGCCAGGCCGGAGAAAATCCACCTGGCAGCGGATGGCCGGGGAAAACCCACTTGAAGTGTGAAGCAGAGTTATTGATTTTTTAAATATCAATAACAACAAAATGACAGTAGAACAAATTACGGGCGCAATGCAGCCCATAGCGGATCAGATGACCGCTAAGTACAACGAGCTGGAGGAGCAGCTCAAACAATTACAAGCAAAAAGCGGCAGGATTGGGGGATCGGGTAGTCCGATGGATATGAGCATCAAGAGCCAGATCGCGCGAATGATCCATGAAGATGCCGCCAACTTGAAGAACCTAAAACCAGGCCGGGCTTATGAGTACAGGCTGAAGGATTCGGCAACGATGCTAACGAGTACACACCTCACGGGTAATGTATTTACCAGCGAAATAAACAGGCAGCCCGCACGCGGTTACTTGCCGTTCCACTTCAGGGACATTGTTTCAGTTGTGCCGGTGCAAACGGGATCCGTTAGCTATCCGCGCCCTGCTGATCCTGTTGGTGAAGGTTCCTTCCAAAAGAACACCGAAGGGCAACTAAAAAGCCTGGTAGATTATGACGTGGTTATGGTTGCGCTTGCGCTGAAGTTTATCGCGGCCAGGACTAAGGTCAGCGCGGAGATGTTGCAGGACCTGCCATTTTTGGCATCCTACCTTTCCAGTTCGTTGAGTGAGGATTTCCACCGGGCCGAGGATACGATTTATATCAATGCCCTGGTTGCCCTGGCAGAAACGGGAACGACGTCGGAAACGGTCACTTACAAAAAGGTTTTCGACTACATTGCACAGATCAGGGATGAGGGTCATGAGCCTAACGCGATTGTAACAACTCCCGCGGCATGGTCAACCCTGCTGAAGACAACCCCGGTTGATTCCGCAGGTGGTCTGAAGATCGCCGATAATGGTTTTGTAATGATCGGTGGCAAACCTGTATTCGCCAGTCCGTTGATGCCTACCGGCAAATGTTTTGTCGGTGATTTTTCTAAGGCAGCGATTGCACAGGCTACACCGCTAACGATCAGGCAGCATGAATCGGATGATGATTTTGAGAAGAATCTATACACGTTCCGCGCAGAGTCGCGGTGCGATTTGGCGGTATACGCCCCGAAGGCGTTTGTTTACGCGGATGTATAAACGAAACTATGATTTCCACTTCATAGACTTTTAATGTGAATTAATACAGCCTGGTATTTCAATACCGGGCTTTTTTTATGGTTGCAAAATATTGTTGCCGAGCAAAAGATCAGGACACAGCGAATTTTGGGGCAACTCATTAAGGAGGGGCAGGAGAAGGGGGAGATAAGGAAATCTAATGAAAACCATTACCTAAACCCTACTTCCCGGAAGGTAGAAGGGTTGGGTATATCGCACAAACAATCCTCCACCTTCCAGCAGATAGCATCCATCCCGGAACAGGGTTAGATTTTCGGACGCAAACAATTCGAACCCCTGTTTTTTTGTTACCCCGTTGTTACTTTGGCCTATTTTTACGCCTTAAATTAGTTAATAATCAGTTAATTAGGTTATGTGTCTTATTCCAGTCTTGGGCACCATGACCCCCGTTAGGGGGTTCTTTTTATTAACTCGGAGGAAAAAGGCTCAATATTCAAGGTATAAGGCCCAAGTCTCGGGGAGCGCCACTGGAATCTTGAGACTCCTGATCCTTGAATATTGAATCTTGAGTCTTTTCCTTCCATGAAAAAAAGACTCAAGTTACAAGGCGCAAGGGCCAAGTCTCGGCCAGCACCCCTTTTATCTTGAAACTTGAATGTTGAAACTTGGGCCTTTTCCTCCCGAATAAAAGACTCAAGTTACAAGCACCAAGGGCCAAGTCTCGGCCAGCACCCCTTTTATCTTGAAACTTGAATGTTGAAACTTGGGCCTTTTCCTCCCGAATAAAAGACTCAAGTTACAAGCCCCAAGGGCCAAGTCTCGGCCAGCACCCCTTTTATCTTGAAACTTGAATGTTGAAACTTGAACCTTTTCCTCATGAAAAAAAGACTCAAGTTACAAGGCGCAAGCTTCAATCAAGATTCAGGTGCAGGACTCAGGTCCTGGATTCGGGCATGGGCGCCAGTCGTATTTTCACCGAAACTCTATGGGAAAAAACAATTCAATTCTGTGCAAAACACCAGGGACGGAACTTTTCGGGTGTTTATTTTTCCAGTAAAATTATGGCCAGGATCTATGATTTAGAGGACCGATTGGTGGACTACACCTGTAGGATGATCGATCTGGTTGAGGCATTGCCAAGGACCAGGAGTGGCAATTATTTAGCGGGACAGCTCATTCGGAGTTGTCATTCGCCCGCGTTTAACTATAGTGAGTCGCAGGCAGCAGAATCCCCTGGCGATTTCATACACAAACTAAGATTAGTACTGAAGGAACTGAAAGAGTGCCGGACCTCTTTGAAAATAATAATAAAGAAAGATTATATCAGGCCATCCGCCAGGGTAACTCCCCTGTTTCAGGAAACGGAAGAATTGATCGCGATAATCGGGAAATCTATAGCAACAGCAGAGAAAAATAAAGATAATTCCTGAATCCTGAATATTGAATCTTGAATCTTGAGTCTTTTTCCCGGAAAAAAAAGTCTCAAGCCTCAAGTCTCAAGTCTCTGGCCTCAAATACGGATTGCCCCACTTGTATGTTGACACTTGAATATTGAAACTTGAGTTTTTTCCTCCAGATAAAAAAGTCTCAAGCCTCAAGTCTTAAGTCTCAGGCCTCAAGCCCGGACCGCCCCACTTGCATATTAACACTTGAATATTGAAACCTGAGTCTTTTCCCCGGAAAAAAAAGACACAAGTTTCAAGCCTCAAGGATCAAGTCTCAGGCCTCAAGCCCGGACTGCCCCACTTGTATGTTAACACTTGAATATTGAA